CGCGAGCTTGGTCCAATCCTGCGGGCAGAGCAAGACATCGCCATTCCAATCGACTGTCAGCTGATAGGCGAGGTAATGGCAGACGCGGGTTTCGTCGACGGCAGGCTGATGGCCGGCGTCGACGGTGCCGCCGCGATTGGTCAGCTTCAGCCCGAAATCGTCGGCCTCGGTGTGCCAGCGGTCGCGCAGCGTGAAGGTATCGCAGCCGGCGTCTTTGAACATGCCGCGAAAGCGAAGGGTCTGTTGCGGCCCGTCGTACATGCTGACGACGAAGTGCGAGATGCCGGCTGCGCTGAGCGCCTTGATCTTCTCGACGGTGAGTTGATCGCCGTTGGTGACGATCTCGACGCGGGTGCCTTCGAACAGGCTCACCAGCTCGACGAGATGCGGGTGCAACATTGGCTCGCCGAAGCCGCAGAGCACGACCGCCCCGCGATAGTCGAGCGCGCGAAGCTCTCCCGCGATCTTGCCGGCGAGCTGCAGCGACATGTGTAATTTCTGGTTCGGATACAGCGCCGGGTCGATCCGCGGGCAGAAGCCGCACGGCCGCGCCGATCCCGCCGAGCGATTGCAAAGCTCGGTCAGGCTGAGGTCGATCCACGACGGCAGTGGCTGGCCTTGATGCAGCTGCACGCGATCGACAAAGGCCGATTTCCGCTTCAGGTTCGCGAGCGTGGCTTCGTTCACAGCGCCGCCCTCAGCTCATCGAAGAAGGCATCCATCAGCGCCGGGGCGCCGGCCGTGACCAGCATGTGATCGTCAAGCGGCGCCGGGAAGTCGGCCTTGGTCAGGATGCCTTGATCCCAGAGCGTGAGCATGGTGACGTGCTTCACGCCGCGATCTGGAAACTCGATCAGCACATGATTGGCCCATTGCCCCCAGGCCTTAAGCCCCAGCTCGCCGATGACGCGCTCTCGAAGCCGGTTCCGCCCCTCGCAAATCGCCTCGATCCCCGGCCGGATATCGGTCTCGAAACGATCCATCAGCAAGGTGGCAACCCGCATCGAGAAGGCCGACACCTCGCCGGACTGCCGGACCGCATTCATCGCCCCGATGATCTTCGGCCCGCCGACCGCATAGCCGAGACGGATCGAGGCAGCCCCGAAGGCTTTCGAGAACGTCCGCAGAACCACCATGTTCTCATGGTCGCGCGCGACGCCGATCATCGTCGGTGCGCCGCAGCCGTGGTAAGCTTCATCGATCGCGCACACCGCGCCGACACGCTCGCAGACCTCGGCGATTTCCCTGATTGCCGCGTAGCCGAAACAGGTTTCGACCGGCTGGCCAGGATTGACCAGAATCAACAACTTCAGATCATGCGGGAGCTCGTTGACCACATCGTCAACCTGCAACGCATGATCGGGATAGGTGACGATGCGGACGACCTCGGCGCCGAAGGCCCGCGCATAGACTTCGAACATCGCGCAAGTCGGCCAGAGAAAGGCAACCTTGTCGCCTGGCTCGACACAAAGCATGAACAGATTGCGAATGTGCTCCTCGATCCCGGCCCCGACGACAACCTCGTCAGGCTTCACGCCGACGAATGCCGCCAGACGCTCATAGAAGGCCGGATAGGCCGGATATTGGTGCAGCGTGTCGAGCGACGCAGAATTCCCGATCGCCTGCAGCAGCTCCTCAGGCCAGGGCTCCGGCCGCTCCAAACGGTTGAGGCGCATTTTCACGCCCGACGGCATGACAATGCGCCGCCGCTCGATCGCGCCGAGATGCTGAAACCGCTTTGCGAACATCATCAATACCAGCGTTTCAGGCGGTACGGGCTGACCAGCAGCTCGCGCAGCGCGAAATGCGAGCCGCCGACCGCCAGGTCTCCGGAGCCGCGCAGCTCGAAGCCGTCGGAGACCGAAAACAGCAACCCGTGCAGCAGGTCTTGCGGCACCTCGCCGGCGAGCCATCCGGCGGTGAAGGTGATGGTCACCGGGGCCACCGCATCGGCGTCGACCGATGGCCAGCTTGCGCCCTGGACCGGCATCAGCACGCCGCCATCGTCGCCGCCAAGCGCCTCCTGCCAGCCGGTGCCGGCCGGTGAGCCCGATGACGGCCCGGTGAGCGTCGTCACGGCGCCGCCAGCGACATAGGCGATCGAGGCCACGCTCTGTGTTTTGCCGCGCGGCAGGCGGATTTCCCGGCGCACATCGCGGGGGAAATCCTGCAACGTCCAGACATGCTCGCGGGCATAGATCGTGCGCCGCGTGGCGCCTTCGGCCCACAAGATCGCGGCCACGGTCAGCGTCTCGATCAGCGTGTCACTGTCGTCGTCATCGACCGCGAGATGCTCTTTCACCAGCGCCAGATCGAGCGGCAGCGGCGAGGCGTCGAGTGCCGAGATGTCAAGCCGCAAGGGGCAAAGCGTCATGAAGGTCCACCATAGGAAAACAGCGCAGCGCGCTGCCCGGCGTTGCGTTCAGGATCTCCAGGCCGGCGGGCAATGCCTTGGCCGCGCGCTCGAAAGCCTGGATGAAATTGCGATAGTTCGATGTGTTGCGCAGGCCTGCGCAATGATCGCCGAAAAAGTGCTTGCGCCCGTCAACCGCCTGCATGTCGAAGCCGACCAGCACGATCCTGATCGCGCCCATCAGCAGGGCCAGATTGACGGCCTGAAAGCCGGAATTCGATCCGTAGTGGATGAAACCCGGATCGGTCGAAAACGTGCTGCCGTCGCGGCCCTCGACCAGGTTGAGCCGGTATTTTGCGGCGACCAAAGCCTTGTCGTTATGCCTGATCCGCCCGGCCGCGCCGTGGCTCGACCACCTCTCGCCGGCGAACCCGGACGCGCCCTTGTGGACCGTCCACCAGCTGGCATCGCAGGCATAGAGCACTTGGGCGAACGGCAGCAGCCGCCAGGCGTCGTTCACCGCGACGATATTGCAGCCCTTGACGCTGGCCGCGACCTCAGGCGTCAGTGACGGCCCGGTTGCCGCCACCAAGCAGGTCTGCCACCGCGGTCTTATTCTCAGGAGCGGCACCCCGTTGCTTGTTCTCGGGAGCGGGAGATTTGCCGCCGGGCTTGACCTCGCGAAAGGGCGCCCGCTCCCGCTTCGCCTCCTCGATCATCTGGCCGGCGCGGTCGGCGACGCAGCACAGCGCCTCGAGGCGCGAGATATCCTCCGGGATCGCATAGACGCCGGGCATGTAGCGCTTGGTTCTGCCGGGCCAGATGGTGGTGATGTTGATCTTTGCCATGAATCAATCGGGAGAGGCTTTCACCTCTCCCGTTCCCGTCGATCGTTTCTGTCTAACTCGCCGGCGATCAGCCGACCGTGCGCAGGAACTTCGCCGCGTCGTTGTTGAGCACGATGCCGCCTTCACGCCGGCGCACATAGAAGCGTACGAAGCCGGGGTTGGTGACGTTGTCGCGGGTGATGCGCAGGCCGACGCGGTCGACCAGCAGATAGGCCCGGCGCCAGTCGCCAAAGCCGACCGGGAACGCGGCGAGGCCGACATCAGGCATCTGTTCCCAGGTGTTGACCGGATAGCCGAGCAAGCTGTTCGGCTGACCGGCCACCAGACCAGGCGCCCACAGATATTGCCCGTCCGACGTCTTCAGCTTGCGAACCGACCCGGTGGTGAGGCTGTTCATGATCCACGACGCCCCGGCGCGATAGGCGCTGTTCAGCGTGTAGACCACATCGATCAGCGCATCGCCGCGGATGCCTGGCGCCGCCGGCGAGTCGTCGTCATCGGTATCGCAGGCGATATACTGGTAGGCGGCCGCCGCGCGCAGCGGCGAGGCGAAGTCCGCCGTCAGCACCGGCGTGGTATTGAGCATGCCGGTCGGCTTGCTGCTGCCGTTGCCGGAGATCACCGCAGCGCCCTCCTGATAGGCGAACTCGGCGGCGACCTCATCGGTGAGCCATTGCTCGACGTTGAAGAACACATCGTCGAGCGCCCATTCCGACACCTGCGGATAGGCGTACAATTCGCCATGCGTCGGCACGACTTCGCGCAGCAACGAGGTGTCGGTCGCGGACCGCGAGCCGGCCTCGCCGACCCAGCCGGAGGATGAGCCGCGGGTCGACACCAGCTCTTTGTAGTCGCTGGAACCGGTCTGCACGACCTTGACCAGGCCGCGAACCGGGCTGAATTTCAGCTCCATCGCCTCGATCTGGCGGCCGATCTCTTCGGGCACCGCATAGCCACCGCCGGACGGCGAGCCGATGGTGACATCCTTGTGCTCGGCCGCGGCCTTCTTGCCGAGCTGCTGCATCTTGGCTTCGAGGCTGGCATCCTGCCCCTTGGCGCGGATCCAGCCCTTGAAGGTCTCGCTATACTCATCCTTGAGCAGATCGACAGCGGTCTTCTTCGGGTTGGACGCACGCGCCTCGAGCATCTCGATCCGCTCACGATTGAACTCGTGCTCGCGCTCGAGCTGCTCTTTCAGCTTGGCGAATTTCGACACATCGCCGTCGATCTTCTCCAGCTTCGCAGCCAGATCGGCCGCGGTGGACTTGTCGCCCTTTTCGAGAGCGGCGAGGCGCTTGTCGTTGGTCTCCTTATAGGCTTCGTGCGCCTCGGCGAGGCGATCGATCGCCGACTTGATTTCCAGAAAACTCATCGGTTTCTCCGTTATGAGAGGGTTTTGAGGGTGAGAGCATCTGCGCCGATGCGGTCGGTCAGACCGTTGATCGCCTTTAGAAGCTCGGCCGTTTCGTCACTCTCGACCGGCCCGGCATCCCACCGGCGAGCGTGGCGCGGCATCCCACCGTCCACCTCGGAGTCGAATACTTTCGCGCAGAGATGCCGCGCGACGCTTTTCGAGTAGCCTGCATCCCGCAAGCTGCGCTCGAATTCCCTTTCGGTCGGCACATATTCGCCCGACGCTGAAAGCCTTGATTTTGCGGCCTCGACCTTGGCCAGCGGGTTCATGGCGAGGGAGACTATCGACACCTCCCATAGATCGACTTCCTTGATCAGCCGCACGCCCTCATCGGTCCATTCGCGGTCGACGATGCGGAAGCCAATCGACAGGCCGCGAACCGCCTTCATGCCGAGAAGGGTGCGCATTTCCTCGCCGAGCGGCGTCGTCGCCAGCTCGCCGCGCACATAGAGGCCGCGCTCGTCCTCTTTCATCTCCTTCCAGACACCCGCAGCCCCGGCATGGTGCCATCGGCCTTATGCTTGGCCAGGGAGCGCTTGAAGGCGCCGCGGGTGACGACGTCGCCGCCGAGGTCGACATTGCCGAACACGGAGCCGTGGCCCTCGAATTCGCGATCGGAGAGCGCCTTCAGCTCCAGGCCGAAATCAATCGTCTGGTTGGTCATTCCGGATCTTCCTCGGTGCTATCTGGTGGTGGCGGCTGTTCTGGCTCTTCGGGCTTGGCCGGCGGTGGCGCGTCGGCACCCTGGCCGCTCGGTCCCTTCAGCCAGTAGGTTTCGCCGCCATCCTCGGCGGAGATCGGGTTCATATTCTCGGCCTGGCGCCAGTCGTTGGGGTTGATCACGCCGGCCTCGCGCTGGATCTTCAGGCCCTCTTGCCGGGTCTTGAAGTCGCCGCGCAGCGCGCCTTCCAGATCGAACCGGATGATCACGCCGCCGCGCCGATCCTCATCGGTCAGCAGCGCGCGCTCCATCGAGGCTTCGAAAATGCGCACGTAGGGCAGCACGACGTTGATCGTGAAATCGAGGCTCTGTTGCTCGACGTTGTTGAACGTGCCCTTGCTGAGATCACCGACCATGTGCGGCGGCACGCCGAAGGCGCCGGCGATGACGGTGCGCTGATATTGCCGCGTCGCCAGAAACTGCGCTTTGTCGTTGTCGATATCGACCTTGTCGATCTCCATGCCGCGCGGCAGGA